GAAAGCGTGGTTTTACACTTATCGCTAATAGGAATAGAGATGATAGATGGAACATATATGGAGGACATCATATTGCTGACACGAGCCGATTCCCATGCGGCCACCCATTCTTTATGCGCACCGACGAAGATATCCTTGAATGAACTAACAAGCCCTTGGCGATTGACAAACATACCACCCTTGAAATGATAGAGTGGTAGAGCATCTGGTTTGGGCGTGTAGATGTTTTGTTCGCCGGCCTGGTAACTATAGAGGTCAAGATCCGCCCCTTCCGCTTCATGACGCAACATAGTACAAATAATTTTGGGATTCTCTTCATTAGACGCCAAAATAGGACGATTAAACGATTTACGAAATACGGTACGATTCCACATGGATTCTAATTCAACGGGCAACTTGCCCACCTCATTCAAATTCTTACAGACTCGCATAGATTGAATGGGTGTTGGGTCAACGTAGAGAAAGGCGGGACGGTAGAGAACATCACGGGCTTCGTAGTTACGAATGTTAGTATTATGAAGATGCATAGTTTTGATGGAGTAGGCAGGATTGACGACGAGAAATTTATGACGTAGCATAAGCATTGCGATGACGTTATCGCAACCCATTTGACCGAACGGAAAGCCGAATTCTTCTTCTGTGAAGTCGCCGACGACCGAGTCACGAGCGAGAATCCATGTATCTTGCGAATCGGCACGTGGTCCGAATATGTGAGGATCGCCACCACCGGCCCCCTTATCTTCCCACCGTAAAAGTGCCAAGAACAACCGATTTTCGGCCAAACGAATCTTCCATAAATAAGACAACGTTTCATTGAACCAGATATCGGAGTTGGAGAAGATTACAAAGGCACCCGCTGGCACATATTCCTTAATCGCCTTGAATACGTCATAATACTGTAGTCGGTGACCGATAACCACCGACTTAATCTTTTCACTGTTAGGAAGGTCAGGATACTCCATTTCGTTCAAAAGTAAAATATTATCAATCAATCCGCACCCAATGTTGCGTTCAAGGCAGGTGCGAATTTCACGAGCGCGGCGTCCATTTGAATGCTTGAAGTATTGTTGGATGAGCCAGGTTTGTGGAACGACGCTGTCATCGCTCCCTTCAGCAACCGCAACTAAGCGGGTCCCTTCCATTGAACGGGACCAGGCATCGTACATCATTCGCGCACCGAGGTCCAATCCATCTCTCTCCACGCCAGAACTCCATGCGACCACATTCATGCGTAAAAGATGAGCGAGTGCCAAAATTACCTTCTCAACAGAATCGCCGACCTTAATCGGTTCACCTAAAAACGGATAGTTTTCATGAAGTTCTTCAACTATCAGAGTATGAGGCCATTTGAGTCCACGGCCTTCAAGCCCGTCTAAAACGGCCGCCGGTCCCACAATCAAACATTCCGATTTGTCAGAAAGTACAGGGCCAAGTGCAGTCATCCATTCGTCAAGATTCGCATCAGCACCGAGAACGACGGCGGTGATGGCATCGGCACCTACAACATCAATAGCACCAGTTTCGGTGATAACAGAGTACCAACGACTCCAACGGGGGCTAGGTTTGAACGATGAACGAGCCCATAAAAGGGTTTTACGGTCTGTAACGATTTGCGGTTCAGAGCGTAAAATACGAATAGGTTTTCCAGTGATAGGATGACGAGCCTCCATGGTGTTATTTTTATCACGCAGTTTTGTCTTTAACCCAACTAACTAAACATGAATAAGGGTCACTAAACCGACTTTTGAAATCAAATCCATTATCGCATAGGCGATTGTAGTATATTTCTTATCTACAGTGCTATACTCTTCAGCCCAATAAACGGCCGGATACAGCGACCAGACAGCGAGGGTCAAATAGACCGCAGCTCTATGTAGTGTTTGTTGAAGCAAAATACCGATAATGGGTAAAAACGCAAGCATACCGAGAGCGAAGTATCCTTTGGATTCTAACGGTTCTTTCGCCTTGGTTCCAAGATAACCGGCAACAATCATAAGAATATCGCATGCGACCATTGAAAGTATCACTTCTAGCGAAACACCGTTGACGTATAGAAGCGCAGCGAGCATAAGCGGAGTTGTCAGAAGCCAATCACTATGTCGCCATCTATCGGAGTCTTCGGGATGCATCATAATCTGCGAATAGGCTATACAGGCAATAGCGGGTATGATAGCGAGATTGGGATACGACGAGAAAGCGGTAGTAATAGTTACGATAAAGAAGATGGTAAATGTAGCCGATACGGCGATACGATCCCATGAGTCACCCTGTTGTACTTTTTGACCCACGAAAAAACCTGGAATAATTATGCGAGGCGCGATTGTGCTAATAGCCGCACCCATTCTACTATCTTTTTGTTAGAAATTTAAGGATAGTATGCCGCAGCCTGAAATACCGAACCTTGAGCAGGTTCTCCAACAATATATGATACAAAGTTTGTACTAACAAAACCGGTTCCAGCAGGATATCCTCCATCTGGCATATTAATTGTTATACTACTTGTTTTATAAGAGTATGGTCCATATGTTTGAATCAAGGCACCGCTAATATCTACATCAACCGCAACAAACGATGAATAACTGGCAATGAATGTACTGAAAAGATAAGTTTGCCATGTCACTTCCAACTGAGTTCCTGTAGAGAATATACCGAGATAAGAAGGATCAAGCGCGGTATTATCTTGTACAGATGAAACATTTATATTAGAGGTATTTTGATAAGGCCAAACATTCGTTAAACTTGTATAGAGATTACTATTGTAGAGACTATAGATGAATTCCATTTTATAGGCACTATTTGCCAACATAGGAAACGCTGAATATGCTCCATTATTGATTGTGCCCCATCGGTTGAAATTCATGAATAATTTATTATTTCTTTGTGTATAAGCCTGCGTATTTGTACTAACATCAATTAGAATTACACCTTGTTGTAATGTTACATTAGAAAGCGTATTAGGATCGTAATTGATACTATAACTACTGTTAGCCAAATTTAGAATATTATAAATTTGGACGTTGAAGTTACGATAAGTGACAAAATCAAGCATTCCAACATAATTATTTGATGTGAGAACTATTTGTTGAACTGCGTTAACCGATGAGACAATTACACTAGCATTTGCAGCAATGGTAGATATTTCACCTGATAGCGTGTAAAGTGCAGTTGATATTTCACCTGAAAGTGTGTAGAGAGCGCCTGATAAGTCGCCGGTGATTGTAGATATAGAAGTTGAAACATTTCCTGAAATTGTAGATACAGATGTTGACAACGACCCTATAATCCCAGTTGTAGTAGAGGTAAATGTAGATACATATGTATATAATGAAGAGGTGAGAGTCTGCTCTAGAATATTTGTTTGAGTAGAAAGAGTTGTTGATAAAAAGAAAACGTAAGCAGTATTGGTACTTTCAAGATATAATGTAGTTGATAATTGAAGCGAATTGAAAGAACTGAGTGCCGCATTATTTGTACTATTAATAAGAGCAACAGTATACGCCTCTAACTCAATAAATGATGCGTAAATTCCCTCTAAAATACTACTAGTTGTGATGGTACTCACTTGTGCGTTGAGACTACTAATTTGCGCAGCATTATCTGCTACACTTGTACTCAAAAACGGGATATCAACTGCGTACATATTACCAATCCCAATTACAGTTGAAATAGTTGAAACCACTTCGCCTGATAATGTATAAAGACCGGTACTAATACCGTAAAGTTCGCCGCTTAGAGATGTTATTAAATCATTAAGACCGCTAGATGTACTCAAAATAGCAGTACTGTTAATACCGGCAACCGTATTAAGATATTGCGCAAATTCATTTGTAGCATCAATCTCTCCTGAAAGTCCCGTAGAAGTACTGAGTAACGCATAATTTATCGCTGTGCTAAAATTATTCAGAGAATCGTTGGTTGCCGAAAAATAGGCTATGGTTGATATTTGACCGGCGGTCCATGTAAAAGTAGAGGCAATCGCATCATCTACGTAATTAAGTAATAGCGTAGAAGTCGTTGCGTCTTGGAGACCTATACCAGTACTCATTGATGAAAGAGCATCAGTAAATTGAATATTATTAGTACTTAATAATCCGTAAAAAGAGGATAACGATTGTAAGGAGTTAAGGGTACTATAAGCTACATCAATTGTGCTTTGGTAATACGAATTAAGTTGTATTTGAAAAGAATTTGCCGTTGATAAAAATGCGTCATTTAAAGAAGTGGATTGATTTGCTAAAAGTTCTATATCATAAAAGACCGTACTAAATGTTGAATATGTATAGTATTCAAATGTGCTTAGTTCACTAGAAATTGTACTATTACCCAATTCTGAGTCAATAAGAGTACTCAAGTAAATATAATTTTGGTCTATCTCACCGCTGAGTGTTGAAATAATTGAAGGATTAACACTATTACTCCAATACGTCTGCCCTTGACCATTCGCATAGAGTGTGTAAAGTGAGGAGATAGGATAGTTCCCACTCGTACGAAAGTTCAATTGTTGAAGCAACAGGGCATTCAAATTAGCCCCTGTTTGATAAGCCATTCTACCGTAATGACTCATTTTTGGGAATAATAGCAGACCGCAACAGAGCTAAGGCAGAGTCTAAAAACAACATTATAAAGTAAGAGTAAAATGTCCAATTCAGGAGGACTCCTACAATTAGTTGCCACCGGACGACAAGATATATATCTTTCCGGTAATCCACAGACAACTTTTTTCAAACAGGTATATCGTCGTTATACAAATTTCAGTATTGAAACTCAGCGAATCCCTTTTGACTCGGCCGTTGACTTTGGAAAATTAATCACGGTTACAGTACCACGTCAAGGCGATCTGCTATCACAGGTGTATCTGCAGATTAATTTGCCAAAAATTACGCCACAAGGTCCTCAGCCTTATCCTCAGGGTGTAATTACCGAACAACCCACCAATTATTCGCAGATTACGAATTCAGTTAGTTGGGTCAATGGTGTCGGTTACGCAATGATAGATTACATTAGTATTTGGATCGGCCAACAGGAAGTAGACCGTCATTATGGTGAATGGATGTACTTATGGACACTGCTTACTACACCGGGGTCAAAGAAGGATGGTGTATATGCTATGACAGGCATACAAGAAGTATTCAATGACCAGTCTCAACAGGGTCCTCTCAATCTCCTCGTCCCATTAGATTTCTGGTTTTGTAAGAATCCTGGTCTCTCCTTACCACTTATCGCTCTTCAGGCTACACCGGTTCGTTTCTATATTCGTCTCAAGAACGGCAACGACATGGTCTTCAGCAATAGTTTGGAGAACGCAGTTATTAACGGAACTCCTCAACCAACCATGCTTACTCAAAATCCGGTCATTATTACCGACATGGTAATGTGGGGTGATTACATTTATTTGGATACTGAGGAACGTCGTCGTTTTGTCTCATCGCGTCACGAATATCTCATTGAACAGGTCCAACAA